GCGGTAACGGGTCGTGGTGCGGATTTGTTTGTGATTGACGATCCGCATTCGGAGCAGGACGCTATGAGCGACAGTGCGTTCGACAATGCGTATGAGTGGTACACTTCTGGTCCTCGTCAGCGTCTTCAACCGGGTGGTTCGATCATAATTGTTATGACTCGGTGGGGAAAAAAGGACTTGACAGGTCGTTTGATTGCCGCGCAGGGCGGTGATGTGATGGCGGACAAGTGGGAGGTTGTGGAATTTCCTGCGATCATGCCTTCTGATCAGCCTTTATGGCCTGAGTTCTGGGAAAAAGACGCATTATTGGGAATTAAGGCGTCACTTCCGGTAGGAAAGTGGAATGCGCAGTGGCAGCAGCAGCCTACGGCGTCGGAATCTGCGATTATTAAGCGTGAGTGGTGGAAGGATTGGGATAAAGAGAAGATTCCACGGCTGGATTACATTTTGCAGGCGTATGACACGGCGTTTTCGAAGAAAGAGACTGCGGATTACAGTGCGATTACGACTTGGGGGGTATTTAAGCCCGAGGAGGGTGGCCCTGATCACATTATTTTGTTGGATGCCCGTCGCGGGCGGTGGAATTTTCCGGAACTCAAGGAGATTGCGTATGAAGAGCACGAATACTGGGAGCCAGACATGGTGTTGGTCGAAGCGAAAGCGACGGGTACACCACTTATTGACGAGTTGCGGCTTCGTGGTATTCCGGCATTGGGCTTCTCACCGGGCAAAGGGAATGATAAGATAACGAGAATGCACATGGTTGCGCCTTTGTTTGAGGCTGAAATGGTTTGGGCCCCGATGCACGAAAAGTTTGCTGACGAGGTCGTTGAGGAGGTGGTTTCATTTCCTAATGGCGATCATGATGACTTTTGTGATAGTATGACCTTGGCACTGATGCGTTTTCGTCAAGGCGGGTTTATTTCGTTGAGTGGCGAAGACGAGGATAGTTTAGAATGGAGGCCCCGTAAGCGGGAGTATTATTAATGGCTTTACCACCTAACATGGTTGTGCCGGGGTTGGACCTCGATGACACAGCGGGACTTCCAGACGTAGAAATTCCTATTGATGTACCGATGGAGTTTCCGGATGGTGCGGAGATTATTGAGGATGGCGAGGGCGGCGCGATTGTGCAGGCTATTCGTGATGGGGAGATGGAGATCCCTGACGAGGCTATACCTTTTGACGCTAACTTAGCGGAGGTTTTGGACGAGGGCACGTTGGGGGAGTTATCTTCTGAGTTGCGGGCTTCGTATAACGAGGATTTGGATTCTCGTGACGAGTGGGAAGAGACGTATGTTAAGGGTCTTGATCTGCTTGGTTTGAAGACTGAGGAGCGCACGACTCCGTTTGAGGGTGCGAGTGGTATTACGCATCCGATGATTAGCGAGAGTGTTACGCAGTTTCAGGCTCAGGCGTATAAGGAGTTGTTGCCAGCGGGTGGTCCGGTTCGCACGAATGTTTTGGGACTGCAGAACGCGGAGCGAGAAGAGCAGGCCAATCGTGTAAAAGACTTCATGAACTATCAGATTACTGAGGTTATGGAAGAATATGATCCGGACATGGATCAGATGTTGTTTTATTTACCCTTGAGCGGTTCGACATTTAAGAAGGTATATTTTGATCAGACGCGGCAGCGGGCTGTTGCGAAGTTTATTCCTGCGCAGGATTTGGTTGTTCCGTATTCTGCTTCTGATTTAGCGACATCGACGCGAGTTACGCATGTATTGCGGATGGATGAGAATGACGTTCGTAAGATGCAGGTTGCTCAGGTTTACCGTGATGTAGATTTGCAAACGTCTTCGGATACGGAAGAGGACCCTGTTAAGCAGAAGGTTAATGAGCTTGAGGGGATATCTAAGAACTACAGCGATGATGTTCTGACGATCTTGGAGATGCACGTTGAGTTAGATCTTGAGCGGTTTGAGGATTTAGATCCGGAGACCGGTGAGCCTACGGGTATTCGTCTTCCTTATGTTGTGACGATTGACGAGTCTTCGGGGAAGGTTTTAGCGATTCGTCGTAACTACGACATGACGGATCCGTTGAAGCGCAAGCGCCAGTATTTTGTGCATTATAAGTTTATGCCCGGTTTGGGGTTCTACGGCTTTGGTTTGGTGCACATGATTGGCGGTTTGGGCCGCGCTGCGACGAGCTTGTTGCGTCAGTTGATAGACGCTGGGACGTTAGCCAACCTCCCTGCTGGATTTAAGGCCCGTGGAGTGCGTGTACGCAACTCTGATGAGCCGTTACAGCCCGGAGAGTTTAGGGACATTGACGCGCCCGGTGGCAGCATCAGGGACGCTATTGTTCCGTTGCCGTACAAAGAGCCGTCTGCGACATTGGCTCAGTTGTTGGGTGGTTTGGTTAACGACGGACGTAGGTTTGTTGCTTTAGCTGATCAGCAGATGTCGGACATGAATCAGGAAACGCCAGTGGGGACCACGGTTGCCATGTTGGAGCGTGGCATGAAGGTTATGTCTGCGATTCACAAACGTATGCACTACGCCCAGAAGACGGAGTTCCGTTTGTTGGCGCGTATCTTTGCGGAAAACCTTCCTCCGATGTACCCCTACGAAGTAGCGGGTGCGCCACAACAGGTTAAGATGCAAGACTTTGATGCTAGGATCGACGTTCTCCCCGTTTCTGATCCGAACATTTTCTCTATGTCTCAGAGGGTAACGCTGGCTCAAACCCAACTTCAGCTAGCGCAATCTAACCCCCAGATGCACAACCTTCATGCGGCGTATAGAAGGATGTATCAAGCATTAGAGGTGCAGAACATAGATGAGATCTTGCCGCCGCCGCCACCACCTCCGCAGCCGCAAGATCCTGCGATAGAAAATGGGTTGTTGATTGGTGGGCAGACCCCGCAGGCGTTTGCGCAGCAGGATCATGACGCGCATTTGACGGCGCATATTGCATTGTTGGAGATACCGATGTTGCAGAATGCGCCACCTGTATTGTCCGCATTGTTTACCCATACGTTGCAGCACGTTAGCTTTAAGGCTCGTGAACAGGTGGATAAAGAATTGGAACAGATTACGGCACAGCCGCAGCAGCAAATGCAGCAGTTGCAGTTGATGGCGCAAGCGGGAGCGGTGGATCCTATGGTTGCCCAGCAACAGATGGCGGCATTACAACAGCAAGGTCCTACGCAGTTTACGCCTGAGCAGATCGAATCTCGTGTGGCTCAGGTTGAAGAAGAGATGATTAAGGATCTGATGCTTAAACTTTCGTATTCTCCAGAGGGGGATCAAGAAGATCCGCTGGTTAAGATACGGATGCAGGAGCTTTCGATTAAGCAGATGGAAGCTCAACACAAGGCCGCGATGGATCAAGCGAATCTTGAACTTGAAGGGGCTCGATTGGAGCAACGTGCTGTTACGGATGCTGCTCGATTGGATTTACAGGAAGAGGTTGCGGACAATCGCAATGCTGTGAACCAAGAGCGGATCGATGTGCAGCGAGAAGCTATGTTACGGAGGACCTGATGCCTCTTAAAGAAGGCACATCAAAAGGTGTTATCAGCCAGAACATCAAGACAGAAATGGCTGCTGGAAAACCGCAAAATCAAGCGGTTGCTATTGCGTTAAGCAAAGCGGGTAAAAGTAAATATTCTTCTGGCGGTATGGTGAACAGGCGGTTTAGCCCGATAGCCCGACCACAGAGGTTTGTCGGAGAGTTCTAGTGTTGTGCGCTCTCACCGCTGTGCTGGTGGGGATGCATGGCGGCGACATGTACAAGGCGTGTGTGTATCGTTGTCCTAGAGATGTCTCGTATTTTTACTATCATTACCCGAGAATAGTACGGATACCGTATGATTTCCGGTGTCCTCCTGTAGCCAAGGTGGGTGAACGTGTATGATAGACCCCTTTACAGCACTGGCGGCGGTTAAGTCTGCTGTTTCTGCGGGCAAAGAGCTCGTTAATGTCACCAAGCAGATTGGTGAGTTTTTTGATGGGGTGGATGATTTACGCGCCGCCCATGAGAAAAAGAAGAACAGTTTGTTCTCAGGATCGGATGAAAATGCGATGGAGACGTTTGTGAATTTGCAAAGGGCCAAGGACGCCGAGGAGGAACTTAGGCAGATTGTGATAGCCACTAGGGGTTTTTCTGCTTGGGGCGAACTTCAGGCTATACGGGTACAGGCTCGGAAGGACCGCAAGTCTAAGATTGCAGCGGAGAAGAAGCGCAAGGCTAAGTTGGTTGAGCGTATAGTTATTTATGGCGGGGCGGTCATAATTGTTTCTATAATGCTGGGTATTACGATTGTGATAATTTTAGCGAAACAGGGGCGTCTCTGATGGCAGACGGGGTTTCAGGAATAGGCTCTGCTCCTTTTAACGTAGGAAGCGACATACACGCCCAAACGCGGGCCCGTGAGCGCATAGAAACGCATCTTGTGGAGCAGCGGGTAGAAAAAGAACACAGGGCCAACCACAGCCATTTAGAGGCTCTTGTAAAGCAACGATTGGACTTACAGGAAAGTTATGATAGGTTTGGGCGCAAGACTAATGCGGATCGTCCGCAGGGAACGAAGTTAAACATAGAGGTTTGACATGGAAAAATTACTGGCTTGGAAGATTATGCCGCGTCTTATGATGTTGGTTATGACAATCATGTACATTCGCGTAATTGAGTGGGGAATGAGTCTCGAAGACTTGTCTACGCAACAATCTGCAATGATTAGCGTCTGTTCTGGAGCCATGACAGGCGCGTTCGCCGTGTGGCTGGGTTCTGAGAAATGAGTATCTTTACCGCTGCACTGGGGCCGATAGCCAATCTTGCTGGATCGTGGCTACAAGGTAAGGCTGATAAGAACGCTGCCGCTGCGGAGCTAAAGCTAACTG